CCATTATCACAACCTCTTCAGACAGCACATGTGACACACGAGACCAAAGTCCAAGGACATATCGCGTCGCATGTAGTCAAACATGACATCGGTGTGGATACATCTGACCTTACCGACATCGTGTGTGACTCTGAACATATATGGTTTAATATACAACGAAATATGTTGGCAGGATACAATAGCGTGGCATCAACATCGACTCCGACGACCGGAACCCATAAAGATGTCGGCGATTGCAGTGGTGGATGTGGAAATAATAATGCTATATTTTCGAAATGGGGTGAAATTCATACCCGCGATATATTACTACTATTGCAGACACACAAGTTATCAACTGCGGGAACGCGTGACGACTGGATTGCACGATTGAAAGAATTTTATAACCAGGTGCCGACAAATAGTGCAACTACGCGTCCCGTTGAATGGAATGAAGAAGAATTGAAAAACGCAAATGAAGAGTTGATATCACGTATTGACGCGCGTCCAAGTTTCATGAAGTGTATTGCATCTGCAATGCCGATATCGGTCTATGTTGATAGTAAAGGTATTCGACGTGTGAATGCCACTGTCCCAGGTAAAAAGATGATTGTTGAAAATGACACACGGTATGTATGGATAAAGGAACGGAACTGGGTATTTATTGAAGACTCTTCATCGTATGAATTTGTAGGTTGTATCATTGACGACGTCGTGATTACATGTGACCTTCCGAATGAACTGCTACAAATGAACGAATAAGGGGGAAACCTAGGTTTCCCCTCTCCCCTTCCTTTCATGCTACGCATAAGAAAACCTACGGTTTTCCTAACACCTTTCCCTTTCATGCTACGCAATGATTCACCAATTTCTATTTAATTTTCTATAGAAATGTGTGCTATTGAAATAGAAAGTGGAAATGGATAATGGTGGTATGGAAAATTGAAACAAGTTGAAACTACTAAAAGTGACAGCTCACTTTTTTGAAATTTTTTTAAAACGGGAAGTCTTAAAACGAGTAATTTTGTTATTTCTCCATTTCCTATTTTTTCACCAAAAAGTCACCCTTGTTAGGCGCGATACACGTGGGTCACTTTTTTGACCTATTGGATTATTTTGAGTTTAAATTTAGACCCGTCGGCGATGCCGCGGAGACCGCATGGCCGACTCCCTACTGGAAATAGTATGGGTGATTGTTACATTGGACATGATGGTGCGGTCTTTGCCATTGGATTCTCATGTCTGATTATTCCATTTGATTCTGCTGTATGGTTGTTGTTGGATGGTTCATAGGACATGACATTGATAGTGAAACGTAATTATGTATTTCACAATGAATGATTTTACAATATACTATTATTTACAATGCGTAGCACAAAAAGGGAAGGGTGTTAGGGAAACCTTGGTTCCTTATGCGTAGCACAAAAAGGGAAGGGTGAAAGGGAAACCGTAGGTTTCCTTTAAGGAAGGGGATAGGGGAAACCTCGGTTTCCCCAAATTTGATGCATCCGACGACCAGACGGATACGAAATCATCTCAATTATTTATAAAAATCACAACGAACATGCCACGCAAATCCACAAAGAATACAAGCGAAACTACTGTTCCTCCTGCATCTGATAATAACAAGAAGACATCACACGCATCAACAAAAGCGACATCACAAACTGCAACGCAGAAGACAACAACACAACGACCAACACAACCCAAACAATCATCCGACGAAATGCATAATCATCCATGTGACCAAGGAGAATGTTCTCGACACGTTATCGATGTAGTCATTCCAAGAGACCGATTAAATGATTTCCGATATATACAATTGCAATTACTCGACGCAAAATGCAATGCACTCGACTATCTCGCAAAGAAATTGAATGTCTCATTGGACTCGCTTATTGATAAATATATTCCCGAATTGAATCCGACATTCCATTCCGCAATTTATAGTAAATATTCAATTACGGTCGAAGAATCCTATGCTGATGAACACGATGACGAATAGACATATAGGAATTCGAAGAATACATCCTACAAACACTCCACGATATTCGATTAAATGCAAGAGGTGCATCGAATATCTTTTTTTTATTGCGATAGATAGAGGTCATACGACGGACATACAACGATTATTATGTAATTATATTGTAGTATAACACATTACAAAAATTAAATGAATAAATCCTCGGATACATACCAGTCACTATTGCATGTGATTTCGAAACAATTGCAATACAACGATGAAAAACAAGAATTCGAAGACCGCATACCATCATTATCTAAAAAGTTATCAGAATTCTCAAATTACTTCAGTTCGCTCATCGACATCGCATTCGATCCATCACTCAAACGCGTAGACCGTATTCATAAGATTGCCGAATTGCGCTGTTGTGGAAACAAGGGCATGTCAATCTCTCAAGCATCGAACATCGTATCCCGTCTTTATTCCCCGGATGCACAACCCTATTTCAATAAAAAGACCCTTCCAACTGTCTTTGGCGGTGCAATCGGACAATCCCCTCAAGCAAACTTATCGTATATACCACTTTCGCAAAACGAACTTGTGAATAAGACGATGCAACAGGGCACTCCGGAACGTATTGCAAGAGAACGCGACGGGAATACAGGAGACCTCAAAAATTGGTTACCGCGTTTCATCGAAAAGAGTATGGTGGATGACCGATTCCGCGGAGTCAATACGAAATACGATATTGCAGGTGACCGCGGTGCAAGTGCGGCTGCTAAGTTCGGACGTATCTTCAAGTATTTCTTATTGAAATTACCGATGACCTACGGTCTTAAATTCATGTATTCACTCGCAGGTTCGCCGATTGAAGGTATCCAGGTCGAAGATTTCGTCAAAAAGATGGACTTTACCTATTATATATTGTTCGTCCTTGCGAATATCCCATTCTTTGGTTTCTTCGCGAATGTCTATACGATATTGACGGCAATCGACGACGGTCGAATCTACCTTGCATGTATCACACTTATCGGAACGATTTTATCATTATTCACTCTCCATTATTTCGACATGGGTCTATTTTTCAAGATATTCTATTGGATGGACGTGAATTACGAAGTCGATGGACACAAACCGCCAGTCCTTCCAAATCCGGACGACGCAAATAAGACAGTCCGAATCACCGGGGGCAGTGCAATAAGGCGTCGCACTCGGCGCAACCGAAAACGTCGTGTCTTACGTCGAATGCGATAAAAATGTATATGTATAGTAAATAGGCATTTGCTATGGAAAAAATATCCGTCCAAAGTCCATACTTTATTTTAACGATTGTCTTTGCACTCGTTATCATTTCTTATATCATGCGACGCTACGATGAACGTATTGCAACGATGGAAACCCAACTCATTCAGTCGCATCAGACCATGCGTAATAAGATGCATCAACAAATGCAACGTGCGCGAATGGCAGAAGCGGAAGCAACTGCGGTGGTAAGCGACCAGATGTATGCAATCCAACGTAACCAAGAACGTCTTGTCAATCCATTATTGCCTCCTGAACGCAGTAACCCATACATGCCGATGCGTATCGGTATGCCAATCAATATTTCCACCCGCGGTCCAAGTAGCGGATTCCAACAAATGGGTATCTTGGTAGAAAGCGATGTCGACCCATCGGGCATGAAGGAAAAGAAATTATTACCTATTTACGGGGAAGAAACTTACCCGGGTTCGAACCAATATCGCTATTATACCAATACCGATGGTTTCCAATCGGTGAAATTGCCAATCCAATCAGGACGCGAAGATTGTATGGACGAGCGCGGCTGCAAAGAATTATATGATGGTGATAATGTTCAAGTCGGCGGATATGATAAGGGATATCGCGTCCAAATGTATAAGATGGATAGATCGAGATATAACCCGATGATTATATGAACGAAGTGAATAGATGAATCCAATCCGACAATACAATTTAAAAAATTTGATAGAGTAGATATCCATATTGCTCCTCTATTAAATCATTCGAATGTCATCACGACGTCTATTTTCCATTCCGCAACTTCCATTAACATGCTCGATACGCTATCCAACATTGTCGATATTCGCGACTACCAAAATATACCATCCGATGACACATACCACCTCTATCGTCATGCATTCCAGCAAGTCGGACAAACATTCTACAAAACGCAACAACGCATCCAGAAACTCCAAGAAAAGAAGACACAAAATGTCGCATCGGATGCAGAACTTGCAAAGTTATCGGAACTCAATGAACGATTAACCGAATACGGAAAAATGAACTACTTGTTACAACGTTGTTTCATGGTAGAAAGCGAACTCGTCGAAATCTTGCAACCGATTCGCCTCTATTGTATGGTTCATCATACACCTTACTATGTTCTCGATGCGAAACGCTTTATCACACTTCAGAATAGATACAAGGACTTTGTTGCATTGCGTTCGTATATTCGTTCGATGTAATTACCACTCATCCTATCATCCATATCTTAACCACCATTTCAACCACTATAGTATTCTCATAAACATCATAGGAATATGATAATACTATTTTTTATTGTGTGAAACGTGCATATCCGTCTAATGTCTGCGACGCACTATTCACGAATAATTTCATTGAATCATAATTGACAAACGATTCTTTTGCCGAACAGAAAGTTTCGGTGCCGTCGCCGTTGTGTTCATCGACATCGTTTGTCATTGTTCCAGTGAAGGTTTCTGGAACGGTTAAATAGGAACCTACTCCGTCTGCATTACGTGTAACGGTTGGTTTATCTGTGTAACATATGATACCGGTCTTTGCATTATTGTCCCATTTATACAAGTTCATTACGCGAACACCTGACGAATCTGCGCCACACTTTGAACTATTTGCGCCAACATAGTCTGCACTAGCAATTGAAAATGCAAGACCGTCGTCGCCACTTTTCCCACCACGTGCCCAATAAAATTCACACCAATTCGACGAAGGGTCGCGTCGGCGTCCAATATCGTCCTTACTAAATGCATATTTCAAATGACTATAATCTGCGACGACTGCACCTTCAACTGCTTTACTGCAATAATCGTTACCATTATTCGATGCATCTTTGTAAGAAAATACGGGATTGGTAATACGGAATAGACGCCCCTTTGATATATCCGTCACGGTATTATTCATCCACGTAGGAATATTATCGAGGGTTTTTAAATTCACCATCGGTGCAGAGGTTACACCTTGAACTCCACTTGCGTCTGTCGATGAACTGGTGGATGTTCCTGATGTAGATGCCGTGACAGTTGCATTGGATGCATCTCGTGCAAGTTGAACACTGCTCTCTAATTCACCATGGACATATTCGCGGTCTGCAATCAGTTCTTCATAGTATATCAATATTCCTAGGATGATTGATGTAATCATACATATAAATGCCAATATAATCTGTTTTAATGCCGAATCCATGAATATACAAATACTTGTTTTGATTGTTATACTATATGTTGATATAAAAGTGCATATACATTACGTTTGACCGCAGTATCATCTATCGGATAGACATTCGTATCATCCATGCAATACCACTGACCATTTGTATGTCGAATACTTGCATAATAATGACCGCAATCCATATCTCCGACATGGTGCACCACTGCATATAGTCTATATCGACTGCTGGTAGGCGTATATCCGACAACGAATTCGGACAAATCCAATTCTGCAACGTGTGTATCTCTCGATAGTGTAAAGTCAATCAATTGATTATTTTTCGATGGAGTGTCGGATATCTGATAGCGTTTTAACGATACAATCAGAATAGTAGGCAGTTTCCATAACATTGTCATCTTGTTTTTATATCCACCGGTTCCATACGGAATACTCTCTTTACGAAAGTTATATCGAAGACAGTCGAGAATAGTCGGAATACGCATATCGTCAGGTGTATCGGCATGACGGATGGTCGGAATGTCTATCGCGAGTGAATTGAACGGTTCATAGAGACACGTGGTTTCCTTGATTTCGTCATTTGCATCATAGGTAACCACTTTGACAAAGAACTGACCGTAGAAAATAGGGAGAATATCGGAATATTCCTTTTGAAAGAACTTTATCCATGAGGTATATGCATCGACGGCATGTTTGTCAATTTCGGTCTTCGGTTCTCCCTGTATCGTCATCGTTGTTTCATACGACATCGATTGATGAAGGCGGTCAATTGCAAATAGTATGAACTCGACGCAATCCTTCTGACCGAATCCGGAGAATTCTACCATATCGAGACACCGAGCAAGGTGAAGGGTATCCTGCAGGAATAATACAGGTGAGATGACACGGCGATTTTCATACGATGTTCCCTCGTTCCACATGTAACGAGATAATTCATTCCATCGGTTCATCCATCGTTCATGTTCGGACGAATGCGACTGTTCTTTGGTTCGCGGTCTCGCAGAACAGTATCGGTTACTCATGAATAGATGGACAAAGTGTGGTGTATGAAGGAGACATTGGATTGCGGTATTGAGGAAACATGTATTCCCGAGATTAAGGAGACCACATAGTCCGCGTTGTGTAGAGTTAAACCAGTCGTTTATATCCCACGATTCCGTGAGATTCGGCGACGATGAAGACATTGACATAGCGTAATGTAACCTACTGTTATTGCTATTCAAATCGATTCATGTGTTTAGTAGAATATCAAGGATTGCCTAAAAATCATCTCGGTAGAATATAAAGGAATGAATTATCTTGCGATTCTTGCATTATCACTCGGACTATTATCCGTCGTGATTACACTACAATATATACAGCGTTATAAGGAACTAAATCGTGACCTAAAGAAGGTTGTCGCAGGACAAACGTCTGCTTCAGGTGTATCACAAAGTATCACTCGTATCAAAGATAAACTTGATATGACCGATGTCGAATTTGAAAAAAAACTAAATACGAAAGAAGATAAGGTCGTCGGTGTATTGAAAGAACCTTATTCGAGTTCGGGACTCAAAGTCGAACCGTTTGAAACCTATTATATGAGTGCGAATCAACGCGGTATTGAAAAGAATACAACGGCATTCATTCGTTCGATTGAGACGGAACCAGTCACAACGACACTTACATACGAAGACGAAGAACGAATGGCAAAAGAATCCATCATGAGACCAGAACCTTTACCACTTGGAAAGATTCCCTATGATACACTATAATCGTCGAATCTTCTAATTACATACAGGTGCCGTCGCGGATTTACCGGAAAGGTCATCGATGGATATCTTTTCGATTTCGTTCGGTAGGAGATAACGACGGAAATAGCGTACTTTCCATAATTGACCAACATAACTACTTGGTGTTGCAGGACATAACTTGAGTGTATCATTATTTAATTCAGGAATACCTTTTAAACGATGGCGTTTTGCCAATACTCCGTCAATTAATACATCGACATTACGACCAGATAATGCAACAATCAAATGAAAATCCTTTTTAATAGGAATTCCTTGTAATTCGAATGATTCTGTCGTTCTCGTTGCTTCCTGGATGGTTGTTACATAGACTGTCATCGTTCCATCGTGACCAATTGTAACTGTAGGTGAATGACGTTGTTTTTGACCAGATGCTTGACTTAAATCTCCTGAACCCTTTTGCAACAATCGCATTGGACCGTCGGTGCGGTTCCCGAGTTTGTGAATATATACACCCATCGAATAGGTAAATTCGCTACCACCCGGTTTATTTTCGGATGGTTTAAACATGTTGGATTGTTTTTCAATGCGCGATGCAAATGGCGAACTACTTCCATAGATGGTCACCCCTTGACTTGCACTGTATTCGTCTGCCTTGCTGGTATATAACATAAATGCAGTAAAAACGAGGATGATGATAATAAAGTAAATAATGAGAATGTACGAGGATGCACTAGTGACAGATGAAACAATCGAACGTATGAATCCGGTAATGGATTCGATACTGAATAATTCTTTACCATAATAAATGATGACGATGGATGCAATGATAATACCAGTCAATGCCGATACGGTCGATGGATTCGAAAACGAGGCGGTCATGTTACGAACAAATGTCGAATCATTTTGTCTTTCCGATGAGATGCGATACACATAGTCCATATTGTATAAATATATTCAGACGTATTTATACTATACACATATAAAATTGATATCAATTGTCGTATCAGCACGGCATGTCACAATAAGACACATCACGATGAAACGAACAAAACACACCACCTCAACTTTTGAAACGCAATATCGTTTAGACCGTATCCGCGATACATTGCGCCAGTTTTATGAAACGTGTGACAATGATGAACGCGTACGCTTGTCTTCTGCTCCACCCGTCACCGAACACAAGATAGACGAAATGAAGACTGCACTACCGGCATCACCGACGCCCGTTGTTCCGACAACACCGAAGAAAGATTATCGCGGTAACCAACATGACCTCGACCAGTTCAACTATCGACAATCGCAAATCCAATATTACGCGAGTCTATCCAAGACTAAAAAGGATATTCGCCCGGTCGAGAAGGTCATGGTCCAATTCAATCATGAAGAATTCGATAAACGGCGCTATTTGAAGAAGTGGAACCGTCTAGATGATTATGCCAAACAAGTGGTCGCAAAGACATATCTTGAAAAATTACTCGCGACGGAACGTATCACACAGCAGGAATACACACGTCTCGTCAAAGAAGTCCGTCAGATGATTGTTAAACGCGAATTGAAGCGGGTCGAATACGACGAGGGTTCAGGAATACTCTATGAAATCGGACAATTGGCACTTCCTTCGATACGATAAACCGACAATCCTCATGCGTAATTTCCAATGATACATTTTGGTCGGGTATAGTAAGTTTATACTGGTTAAAACAAGGTACTATGTCTTTTTTATATTCATTCGGTAGTTCAGGGTCGGCGACCACTGCGAAAAGTGAAGGACTGAAAAGCACATCGCTCAAAAACACAAACGAAATCGTGAAATCCAAAGTCACATATTACAAGGATGCATACAACTGGATACCGTCCTTTTGCGGATACGACTGGAAACTCATCGATATGCAAATTGCGTCGCGCCGTTTCGATATGGAAGAACCTCTTCCGAACTACGTGGATTTACGTGCGAATTTTCCGCAAATCCAGTCGATGCATCCATTTCCGTTCAAT